CCGCTACTTGACCCGATTCACTGTAAACAGCGTTCCCATCATCACTAACTTTATAACCCGCATCCTCTAAATCTTGACGACTGGACTCGAATTTCCCAGTACTCTGTGTAGTCGTAGTGCTACTGTTGTTGTCGTCACCTCCGCCTCCGGTGTCCTCGCCACCGCCGCCGCACATAAAACAAATTTGAGGTTGTAAAAAGGTTAGCCAAAGACTTTTCATGTCTTACTCCAATCTCAGCTTGTACGTGCCGCCAACGTGATTAAAACCGCGTTTCTCCAACAAACTTCCCGTACGCTCCGCATATATTCCTGTCGCTATAGCAATACAAACCTCAGAAGCTCCGTGGTCCGAGGCCCAACGCTCGAACTCCTTCAACAGTACTACTCCCGCAAATGTACCACGAAATTCCGGTTTTACATACCACGCAATATCTGTCGCCAATTTGTTATGACAAAAATAATATTCGCCTATGTACCCGAACAACGCTCCAACAATCTGACCGTCAATTTCCGCTATCCCGGTAAAGTACAAATCTGGAGACTCAATGTACCGCCGCAACATCGTTGTCGTCTTTCCCTCGTGAAGAGGAATGTTAACAAAAGTATTATGCTCGTTTGTTTCGTCTACCAACGCACGACACATTTCCAAAATGTCTGGAATATCATCTAACGTCGCAATCCGAAATGAAATTACACCCGAAATTTTATTCACTTGATTTGCGCCTTTCTTGCAGATTTGGTTCTTTTATAACTGCGATTCTTTGATTTGGCTAGAACTCCCAAATTTTTAGGACTGTTATCACGCGGATTTCCATTCTTGTGCGTAACATCGTTCCCGTCACCCTTCTTAACTCTGCCTTTTTTGACCATAGCTGCACGGGCCGCGTTTCTCGCAGCGCGGTTTTTCTTCTGCTTTGGCTTGGAATGGTAGTTCCGATATTCGGCTGCGTAATCTCGGGCCATGGATGTTCTCCTTACGTTCTTAAATGATATTATACCCGAATGAATTTACAAAACCAACACTATAGGTAGCACGCAGGCCCACGGTCCCACATATAAGGGGGTGATGGGGTCGGCGCCCCCGAAGAATATCGATAGGTTTGCGCTCCAGTAACCCCTATACACGCATACCCTTTTTAAAAGACAGAGGTTCTAGGCTCTAGTATATACAGGCGTGTATACAGCATACCCCCGGGGGTGTTCTTGCTCCTAGAATATTTGACCCTCCAACCTTTTATTTTCTGGGCGACGCCCGGGCTGTCGTGAACCAAGCCCCTTCAGGTCTTGGCCCTTCGGGCTTCCATCCCTGTCGCACGCTCTCAGGGATTTTTCATCCCTGCCGCTTGGCAAACCCTGAACAAACGCCGGGCGTTTGATCCCTTTAGGAACGACGTATCAACCCTCACCTGAACACCTCGTCCGTGCAGTGGCGCGGGCGAGAGTTTATCAGGTGGGCTTGATTCGCCGTGTCGGACGCGTCGGTAAACTCCTTGCCTCCATGTTGCGAGAGGAGGAGAGGAGAATCGTCCTTACTCGCCGACAGGACAGGGGCACGAGCATCCTTGGTTTGAGAAGTCGTGCTCCCTGTCCTGCCACTCGACGTACGATGCACACCCGACCACGCTCCCGCTTTTGTGGTCTAAACCAACTGTCTTTATTGGTTCTTCAGTAGGGTTGGTGTGCGTCCCCTTGCGCGTAAGTATATCAAACAACGTGGAATAGATTCGGGGCAACGGGAACGCCGTTGCCTGTTAACCGAATCACGACGCGATAATCCCCAGCGAAACAACGCAACATCACTGCAACGGTTAAGGTGCTCGACAACAGAGCCATACCGTCTCTGTTCTCTCGCGCTTTATTAGTATTCCGTTGACCTAGTGACGTAGCATCGTTTCTTGCGCAAGCGTTGAAACAATTTGTCACCTCGGTAACAAATTGTGTCAAGGGATTATTAAGACACGTCGTCCACGTTTGATCTCCGGTAGGTGTATCAAATAATCGATACATAATCTTCAAAACAAAGGAGGCCATCATGGCTAAATCAACTTACACTTCAGTCTACAACTCACCTATCAGAATAGAGTTCGAAGGATTTGGGGAACTAGAAAATCTACTCGATGACTTGCGGGAGCTACTGTCAACAGCAGACCGTGGTCAGTTCAGCATGACCGCGTCAATGTACGACCAACTGTTAGAGGTTCGCAACCAAGCATTGCGCGAACTCATCCAGTCTGCCGAGTCACGTCTAACGTACACCAGTTACAAGTTAGAGAACAAATCCGAAGTCATCATCGAGGATCGTCGCAAGCAGGAAGGAGAAGCAGCCTAATGATCGGATTTGTACCAACTCCCGAATCACATGACGAAGGGGTGGATTATGTCCACCTCAATCTACCCAAGGAACTACGTTGGACTGGCGTAGTTATCTTCTACATGGGTTACAAACTAGCATATCAAGAGCAAAAGGAGCTACAAAATGCAGTACCAAATTCAGATTAATGAGACAATTCGCAAGCAGCTAGACGATGCATATCGCAAGCTAGATGACGTACGTGCTCTTATCGAGGAGGTCGAGGCAGACATCATCGTCATGTCCCTCGACGACGAGACACACCAGTACCTATACGACGAGTTAGGTGACTGGCAGGGTAAGATATACGCACTCGACTGCGACATGGCACCGTACGTATCACAATCTTAACATCAACCGGGGGCTTCGGCCCCCACCCACAAGGAGAACTATCATGCAATCAGCAATCATCTACAATGGACCAAGTCTCTTGGATGGTCAGCCTATCGTGGTCATTGCCACATACTCAAACCGTAACCGCAAGACAGGTCACGTCGTACAGACATACATCCTGCTACGTGACATCAACCCACTCGAAGCTAGCAAGACAGGTGCCGACTTCAGCATCTGCGGCGACTGCATCATGCGTGGCACACCTAACGACGACCCCAAGCGTAAGCAAGCAACAGGCCGTCGCTGCTACGTCAACCTAGGTCAGGGTGTCCTCATCGTATGGCGTTCGTACCAACGTGGTGTATACGAGTACGGTGACGCCCGCACCATGGGCCGTGGTCGCTTCGTTCGCGTAGGGACATACGGTGACCCCGCTGCCGTACCGCAGTCAGTGTGGGACGACCTGCTATCAGAAGCAGACAACCACACAGCATACAGCCACCAGTCAGGATGGCGACCAGACATCGCAATGCAGTCAGCCGACACATACACACAGGCTCGTGACCACTGGCGCAATGGTCGTCGTACCTTCCGCGTAGTCAAGGACATCCTAGCCGTTGACTACACACACGAGACCCTGTGTCCTGCATCCAAAGAGGCAGGTCGTCGCGTTACCTGCAACCAATGCAAACTATGCGCAGGTCACAAGCAAGCTAAATCAATCGCAATCGTGGAGCACTAAGATGGAAAACAACATGCACACTTGGACAGAAAAAGAAATTTGCGAATTCTATGACCAGAATCCAAACCTTACGCTCCTAACATACGCAGGTATGTTGGGACTAAGCGTTGGTGAACTGAAAGAAATCTTGTTCGGCGAATGGTGGGACTAGGTAAGGGAGCTTCGGCTCCTTTACTACTATCATCAAAACGGTGTGCCGGGCGTGGCCCGGTCACTTGCGCGTAATGACGCGCTAAGAAAATTGAGTCGCTACGCGACAAGGTTTTAGTACCTCGCTCCTTCGTCGCTCGGGCCGGGAACTCGCGCGTTAGGCCGCAGAGCCGCAGAGCTCGATCCCAAGGACAACCGCTGCGGAAGGCCGCAGAGCCGAGACGCACGCACTAACGCTCTCGAACCGCTGCCCCTCGGCGCCTGAGATACCTTCAGTCACTAACCTAGGCCCTTGGTCCCCGCCAAATAAAAATAGCTGCTTCGTACTGGCCTGCTTTACCAAGATGAAATTTGCACCACCTCGCGCAAAATATGCCATATTCCAAGCAACTTGGTGAGGAGAGAGATTTACCCCATTTCCTTTGCTTACCTTCAATTCGACCCAAAAGGGTACTCCATCGGCTACTATGTGTACGTCAGGTACACCTCCGCCATGTTTATTCTCAATCCGTGTTGCGAACCACTTCTTCGGTAGGCTCTGACGTATCGAGTTCCAAAAGTTCGCCTCTGGTCCCTTGCTCATCTGGGGTTACATCCTTCATGTCTAACTCGAACGCTTGAGGGTACTGCTTCCGCAGCGCATCGAGCCGCGCCACAATTTGGTCGCGGGTTAATTGGTCAACAGTGTTGATGTTCTCGCGCCTGTCGATGGTCAACCCACCCAATGCGGACCGGATTTTCTCTGCGTTGATCGCCGCAGAAAACTGACCGGCATCCTCGGCACTCTTCGACAATTGATGCAGTCTTTCCAATTGCCCAATCGTTGTGACCCCATACCGGCGTTCCCGCTCTTCGCGCAACTCTTTGATGTAATCCACAACATGCGGATAATCTCTGCCATTCAACAAAACAGATGCTTGCTTTGCTGCAACATCGGCAGAGTATCCAGATTTTCTAGCGCACTCGGCATTACTGTAGATGCCCTCGACTATGTGCTTTGCAAAAGTCATCTGACGGTTGGTCAGCGTGCGGTCATGTTTATCTTCAATATCATCTTTGATACTCGGCATCGGCTCTTCCCCAATGTTTTCACTTACAATAAAGAGATTTTTACCCCCTGTCCATTCCCACACCAAAACATCAAAGGGGGTGCAGGGCAGTGTCCTTCAACTCGTTTACTGAAGACATCTGAAGAGGGGTGAAGACACCCTGAAGACACATTCAACTTTTGGTATCTGTGCTAATAAGTCTTTATATTACTTTAATTATTTTTTTACTGAAGACGCTGAAGACGCTGAAGACACATACTTTTATATAAAAAATAAAAAAAAAAACAATTAGGGGGTAAAACCTCTTAATAGCGTCTCGAAAATTAATTAACTTTTTTCGTTATCTACTCTTGATTTAAGACACTATGATACCATATAAGACTTATAGTACTTTTTGAGAGGAGTTTTTATGAGACTGTATACCAATGACCAAGGTTCGTGGGTCGGGACACAAGCCGATGCGAAGCGTGAATTCGGGAAAGACTGGCGCGAGGTTGAGGTTCCTGTGAATAAGACGAGCCTATTAGAGTTTTTAAATTTCTTTGCTGTTGGTGATATGCATGTTGCGCCGATTGACAGCGACAGTGTTCGGACGGCTGTGAAGAAACATCCACAGTCATGCAGTGCAAACCCCACAGTGTACGACATCAAGGATGCTGCACTGAACAGCGATATGAAACATCTAACACAGGCCGTTGCGGTCTGGATCAACCGTCTAGAGGAGGAAGTATTATGAGTAGACCGTTGCGTGTGATTGCGAAAGAAATCTGTGATGATTGGAAGAATGTTTATTTTGGTGCAACGCCATACATCGATGCGATGCATTCACTGAACAGCATTGATGATGATTTTCATTACGACAGTGCGCGTTCAGTCGTTCGTTACTTTTTGTCAAACGCTCAACAGTGGCGCGGTAAGACTGCCCGCCGCATCAAAGCAGAATTGAAGGAGATGTTGAAATGAAAGTTTATGTAGCGACGATCCACTACTTCGATACGGACGCAATCGATATTTCTATATTCCAGAACC